GTGGTTGTGACCTCAGGCTACCGGTCTCCGGAATTATCTGTTGCAATAGGTAGTTCAGTTAATAGTCAGCACTGTAATGCGGAAGCCGTTGATTTTGAGTGTCCAGGAGTCGATAATGCAGAACTTTGTGATTGGATATATAAAAATTTAGATTTTGATCAAATGATTCTTGAATTTTATAAAAAAGGAGAACCTAACAGTGGATGGTGTCACTGTAGTTATGTTGAAGATAAACCTAGGAAGCAGTTCTTGCGTGCCTTTAGAGAAGATGGTAAAACTAAATATAAACCAATTTTAGGAAAAGCAGTAGATTTATAATGGCAATTACAAGAGCGTCAATGACCAAACAATTAGAACCTGGTTTAGGTAGTAGTAATAAAGGTTGGACTAAAAAGGAAAAAGCAGAATTTAAAAAGGTATTGGTTAAAACTCATGGTAAAATCTACAAACCCAATAGCAAAAAACCTAAGGTCTAGAACTTACCGCTCTCAAGTGGTACAATCAAAGAAGTTGTACAACCGCAAAAAGGAGATGTTATACACTCTCAAAGCGGCCGCTAATAGAGGAGATAAAAATGGCTAAAAAAATGAAAAAAGGTAAAGGTCCTTGTTGGGATGGTTACGAAATGATTGGAATGAAGTCTAAAGGTGGACGTAAAGTTCCTAATTGTGTACCTAAGAAATCACAAGGTGGAGAGATGGAATATAAGGGATCTCTAATTAATTCAGATATAGATGGAGTTACTTATTCTAATAAATCATACGAAGACTATTACAAGGATATAATTTAGTGAAAAAAAATAAACTTAAAATCAAAAAGTTTAGAGGTGGCGGAATGGACATGGGTAATGCGGCCAATCAAGCTAAAAGTGCTGCTATGGCAACTACAGGTAATGTAAATCTAGGAGATACAGGACCTCAAGGTAGTGAGTCCATTACTTCTTTTAAAGATAATTATGCTACAAGATTTAAATCAAAAGGTCTTAGAAATTTAATACCTGGTTCTCAGATAGCTAATACAATAGGAGCTATTAGAGATACTGCTACAGGTATGAAAGCTATGGGAATGGATATTAAACCTACCCAACAAATAAATAATTCAGATAATTCAAATAATACCACTTGTCCTCCAGGGCAAAGAATGCAAAATGGAACTTGTGTTCCAGCAGGAGGAACAGCTCAAGCTCAGAGACTTTCTAAAGGAGGAGAGTTTTCTTTTAATAAAATAGTTCAACAAGATTATTACAAGGATTTAATATAATGCCGCTTACTGAAAAAGGTAAAAAAATTATGAAAGCCATGAAAGAAGAATATGGTGATAAAAAAGGTGAAGGTATTTTCTATGCTTCTAAGAATAAAAAAACTATTGTGGGTGTAGAAAAAAGATTACTTGGTGGCTTATTAACTGCAGGCATTAGATATGGAGTTAAGAGATATACTAAAGCCAGTGGTAAAAAACTTATTGATTTAACAAAAGGACAATCTAAAAAATTAGCTAAAGCAGATAAAGTTGAGGCTATAAAATTACATGGTGCTGCAAACTTAGAGGGCGGTGCAAAATTATCTAAATTAGATAAAATTAAATTAGATTACTATAAGGATATATTATAATGGCTACTTCAGGAACAACTAGTTTTAATTTAACTATAGAAGAAATTATAGATGAAGCATTTAACAGATGTGGAGTAAGACCTAATTCTGGAAATGATTTAAAAAAAGCAAGAAGAAACTTAAATGTATTATTTTCTGATTGGGGAAATAGAGGAGTGCATTTATGGAAAGTAGAACAAGATGAAATACAACTTGTTGCAGGACAAGCTCAATATGCTTGTAACTCAGACGTAAGTGATGTTCTTGAAGCTTTTGTTTCAACAAGTGGAGGAGGAAGTGACAATGCTTCTACTCAAGATGTATCTTTAACTAAAATAGATAGATCTGCTTATGCTGCTCTTCCTAATAAATTAAACCAAGGTCAGCCTTCACAATATTATGTGGATAGACAAACAACTCCACAAATTTATTTATATCAAGCACCTGATGCTTCTACTTATACTTATTTAAAATTTTACGTAGTTAAAAGAATTGAAGATGCTGGAGCATATTCAAATAATCCAGATGTTGTTTACAGATTTTTACCGTGCATGATTGCAGGACTAGCTTACTATATGTCTTTTCAATATTCACCAGATAGAGTGCCTCTTTTAAAACAAACTTATGAAGATGAAATGATTAGAGCTTTAGATGAAGATGGTCAAAGAACTTCTTTATATGTGTCACCAATGACTTACTTTGGAGATGGAGTATAATGTCATACGCTCAAGGTAAAAGATCAATGGCAATATCTGACCGTTCAGGTCAGGCGTTTCCATATAAAGAAATGGTTAGAGAGTGGACGGGAGCGCTTGTTCATATTTCAGAATTCGAGCCTAAGCATCCTCAAATAAGACGTAAAAGAGTTGTTGCAGATGCTATAGCTTTACAGAATCCTAGAGCACAAGATTTTACATTTAATTCTGGAGGATCTAGATTTACTACAGTGGATTTAACTTTACCTGGAATGTTTGCTTTTAGTTCAGAAGGAATGCAGCCAGATGATGGTTCTGCTCAAAATAGAGCAAGACAAATAGGAACTCAAATAGGACAAATAACAGTGGAGATTTCATAATGGCAATTACTTATACAAATTTTTTAACTCAAATAAGAGATTACACAGAAGTAGATTCTAATGTGTTAACAGATACTTTAATAGATCAGTTTCTTACTAATACAGAATTAGATATTGCAGGAAAAGTAGATTATGATGATTTAAGAAAATATTCAACATCTAGTTTTATTGCTAATCAAAGATATATTTCCATGCCTTCAGATCAAATTTTACTTAGATCAGTGCAAACTATTATATCTGGAAATAGAGAGTTTTTAGAAAAAAGAGATGTAAGTTTTATATCTGAATATAACAATGATGGAGCTACAGGGACTCCTTTGTACTACGCAAACTGGGATGAGAACAATATCGTGGTTGCTCCAACACCAGATGCTACAGCAGCAGCGGGACAAGTTCAGATAAATTATATTATATATCCACCTCATTTTACGAGTTCTAACACCACTTATCTGTCTACTAATCAACAACAGTTATTATTGTATGGAGTTTTAGTTGAGTCTTTTTCTTATCTAAAAGGACCTGCTGATATGTACAAACTGTATTCAGACAAGTATAATGAACAAATACAATCTTTTGCTTTACAACAAATGGGCAGAAGACGTAGAGACGAATACACCGATGGAGTGCCACGAGTAAAAGTGTCCTCTCCATCACCATAAAAATTATAAACAAGGAGAAAAATTATGGCTATTACAACAAACGCAATCACGAACTCTTTTAAAGAACAAACTTTTCAAGGGATACACAACTTTACACCATCAACAGGTGATGTATTTAAATTAGCACTATACACAAGTGCAGCAACTATCGGAGCTGATACTACTTCATACGCAGCAGGTATTGGTGGACAAGTTGGAGACACTGGTCAATACGCAGCCGGTGGCGGAGCGCTAGTTAACGCTTTAGTTTCTGTAAACGGAACTACAGCTTTTACTGACTTTAATGATATATCATTCACTGGAGTTACATTAACAGCAAGAGGAGCTTTGATTTACAATACATCTGAAGCGAATAAATCTGTATGTGTACTAGACTTTGGTGGAGACAAAACTGCAACAGCTGGAACATTTACTATTCAGTTCCCTGATGCAAACGATACTCAAGCGATTTTAAGAATATCGTAATCAAGGACCTAAAATGATATGGCTACTTGGGGACAACAGACATGGGGATACGAAAACTGGGGTACACTCGGTGATCAGTCTGTTCAACTAAGTAGCACAAATCTTTCCGCATCATATTCAATAGGAAATGTAGTTGCCGAAGGCATAGTACAAGTAGGTTGGGGTGGTGATAGTTGGGGTGAAAACTTCTGGGGAGATCTTTCTGGAGCAGCACCAGTCCTTACTGGGTTCCAATTAAATTCAAGTATAAATTCAGTAATTGTT